GGATTGAATCAAGTTGGGATAAGTGGTACGGTCGAAAAGGAAAGGAGGCGAAAGAAGCTGGGTATGAATCGGCAAGAGAGCCGTTTGGTGATGATGATGCAGTGCCTGGGGTTGTCCATGGTTTTCAACAATAAACGTCTTTTAGTGATGGATAAGAACGAAGGACGTATACATCAAGACTGTTACGTGTGGTTCCATAACAGTTTCCCAGAGCTCCGAGGGCTGTTGTGCTATAATCTTAACAACAGCCGGAACGGGATTGATGGGGCGAGAAACCGATCAAAAGGTGTGCAGGCTGGGAGGGCTGATTTTACATTTTACTATCACGGAGAGGCCGTGATGATTGAGCTTAAGGATGGTGATGGGAGGCAGAGCAAAGAACAGAAGATGTGGCAAAAGACGATCGAGAAGCAAGGGTTCCAGTATTCCTTATGCAGGACTCTTGAAGAGTTTAAAGAAGTTGTTCTCGGAATAATCAAAAACTAAAAACAACCATGGCAAAAGGCGTGAACAAGGTAATTCTCTTGGGCAGACTTGGCGGGGATCCGGAAAGTAGGCAGGCAGGAACAACAACAGTGGCTAACTTTACAATCGCCACGTCAGATAAGTACAAGGATAAGCAAGACCAGTGGCAGGAAAAAACGGAATGGCATCGAGTGGTCGCATGGGGAAAGCTGGCTGATATCTGCGCTCAGTACCTGCGCAAAGGGTCACAGGTATACGTTGAGGGGAAGCTGCAGACTCGCTCATGGCTGAAAGACGATGTCAAGCAGTACACAACAGAGGTCGTTATCAGCGAAATGCAGATGCTTGATGGAAAGCCTAATGGAGGGCAGGAAGATCGCCAGTATGCTCCGCCAGTGGCTCAGGGGTCGCAGTGTGAGAAAGATGATCTTCCTTTCTGATGAGCAATAAACAGAAACAAGGCTCTGACTGCGAAAATAGAGCGCAGCCGGGCACTTTCACCATTTCATAACCGATCCACATTCAGATCTCGACTATGACCGCACTACACAGGCCCTCGGCAAAGACGGCGACGAAAAAGAAAAGGCGTGATCGGTTATCAAACGCCAAACCAGAGGCAGAACCTGCTGAAGTCGTAAAGATTGATGGTGAAAACGTCATCGTCCAAAAAGTAAACCATCCGTCGTACAAAGAAAAAGGTAAAAAGGTAAAGTGGGTGGCTGATTGGGCGGGATGCGACAAGATCAAGGGGTTTGGCATCGAGGGAGACACGCGGGACGAGGTTGTGTGTAAAGTGTCCGTAGTGATCCAGCGGAAGAAAGAGTTCAGAGATCTGTGTGAGGATATCTGGACAAAGAGATACGGAAAATAACGCCCTTCCTTGACCGGAGGGGGATTTTGTACAGTAAGGTATGGCAAAAAAGAAGTACACAGATGAGTTTCCGGCGTTAGCTGAGATGCATGCCCGAGAAGGTATGATCGAGTCTGATATCGCCAAAAAACTTGGGGTATCAATCACAACTTTTGAGCAATACAAAAAGCAGTATCCGGAGTTTCTGGCAGCCTTAAAAAGAGGTAAAGCGCCTATTGATTTCGAGGTTGAGAGTGCGCTGCTTAAAAGGGCTTTGGGGTATACCTACACGGAGACAAAACGAGAAATAGAGAATCTTGATAACGGTGTGGTACTGGTTAAATCGACAACTGAAACAATTAAGGAAGTAGTGCCTGATGTGACCGCCCAAATATTTTGGTTAAAGAACCGTAACCCTCAAAGATGGCGTGACGTAAAGGGTGTTGAGATGACTGGTAAGGATGGTAAAGACCTCTACGCAGGCGTTATAGTATTGCCTGCCAAAGACCCAAAGCCATGTTAAAGTTCACACCACAGGAAGGACCACAAGAACGCTTTGTTTCATGCAGTGCTGATATCGCCTTTTACGGTGGAGCAGCTGGAGGAGGCAAGTCTTATGCTTTGCTTTTGGATGCATCGAGGGATGTGAGTAACCCGAAGTATGGCGCAGTTATTTTTCGTCGCACAACAAAGCAGGTTACCAGTGAGGGCGGCTTATGGGATACAGCAAGTACTGTATACTCTCTTGTAGGAGCCAAGCCGAACCAGTCAGCACTTACCTTTACGTTTCCACCTGGCGGCCGTGTTGGGTTTGCTCACATGGAGTACGAAAAAAACCGATTCGACTGGCAGGGTTCACAGATCGTATACCTCGGATTCGATGAGCTTACCCATTTCACTTGGGCGCAGTTCAGTTACATGCTGTCGCGTAACCGGTCAACGTCCGGGGTAGATACAAAGATCCGGGCAACACTTAACCCCGACCCTGACCATTTCGCACGTAAATGGGTCGATTGGTATCTGGACAGTGATGGATATGCAATACCTGATCGCTCTGGCGTTATCCGGTGGCTTATTGTTGTCGATGATGCAGCAGTCTTTGCGGACACAAAACAAGAGTTGATTGATGAGTACCCAAACAGTCTGCCGTTGAGTTTTACTTTTATCGCTTCATCGATTGAAGACAATCTGATTCTGCTTAACCTCGACCCGAAGTACCTTGCAAACCTTGATGCGCTACCAAGGGTAGAGCGGGAAAGGCTGAAGAAGGGAAACTGGAACATCAGGCCGTCGGCTGGTAGTTATTTCAAACGGTCAGAATTTGAGATTGTAGATGTGCTTCCGACAGGGAAAATAACGAAAACCGTCAGGGCGTGGGATCTGGCCGGAACTGAAAAGAGAAAAGAAGCTGATGATCCAGACTGGACAGCAGGCGTAAAAATGTCAGTGATCGATAAAGTTTACTATGTTGAGCATGTCGAGCGGTTCAGGGTTGATGCCTCAAAGGTCATGAGCGGCATCAAAAATATCGCTTCATCGGACGGGTTCGGTATTCCCGTTCTTGTGCCACAAGACCCTGGACAGGCAGGGAAGACGCAGGTTAGGGCGTATGTGCAGGATTTCGCAGGATACACGATTAAAACTAATCCGGTATCAGGCAGTAAGACCGTAAGAGCAACACCTTTTTCATCTCAAGTCCAAGGTGGAAATGTGAAGCTACTGAGAGGCCCGTGGAATGATGCTTATCTTTCTGAACTTGAAAGTTTTGATGGGTCCGGTGCTGGGCATGATGACCAGGTCGATGCTTCGTCAGACGCATTTAACGAACTGGCGTTGGGTATAAACTCCACCGGTATGCTTGAGTATTACCGGCAAGAAGCGGAAAAACTGAGAGAAGAGCGCAAAGCGGGGTAGGCAATGAGATTTGACACACTTAAACTTTAAATCATGCCAGAAGGAATAAAAACACCGATCAGTGAGGCGATGTTGCAAACAGCTATCCGGGGCGGTCAGTTTGTGAATACTGGGAATAACAACGTCGAACCAGCACCTCAAGCAGTGCCAGTAGAACAGGGAAGCGCATGGATGGCTCCAATGCAACCTTTACAGGTCTCAACACCCGCAGACGTGAAAGGCAGGGCGTTTGATTACCCTGTAGGCTATAACGTCAACATCAAGCCACGCGCGTATGAGCCAGTGACGTTTGATCAGCTCCGCGCTCTTGCTGACAATCTCGATATCCTCCGGCTTGTGATTGAGACAAGAAAGGATTTGGTGTGTGCGCTTGAAATCGAGATCGTGCCGAAAAAAGACGGCATTGAACCTGATGCGAGATGCAAGGAAGTGCAAGATTTTCTTGAACTTCCCGACAAAGAGCATACTTGGGCTGAATGGTTGAGAATGTTGCTGGAAGATTTACTTGTCATTGATGCTCCAGCGATATATCCGTTACTCACAAAAGGTGGCAAGTTGTATACTCTTGAGCCGATTGATGGGGCGACGATATCCCGTAAGATTGACCTTTCAGGACGCACGCCGATACCACCGCAGCCCGCATACCAGCAAATCCTTAAAGGGGTCCCTGCCGGCAATTTTACACGTGATGAGTTGATTTACAAGCCGAGAAACAAACGCACCAACAAGCTGTATGGATTTTCTCCGGTCGAGCAGATCATGATGACGGTAAACATCGCATTGCGCCGCCAGCTCTCACAGTTGCAGTTTTATACAGAGGGAAGCGTCCCCGATATGATGCTTGCCTGCCCTACAGACTGGACACCGGATCAGGTACGGATGATGCAGGGCTATTGGGATGAGGTGATGGGAGGCAACACGGGCGAGCGCAGAAAAGCAAAATTTGTGCCGGGCGGCATGACTCCTATTAACACAAAAGAGGGGCTGCTTAAAGATGAGTTTGATGAATGGATTGCTCGTATTGTCTGCTATGCTTTCAGCGTCCCGAACATGGCGTTTATTAAGCAGATGAACAGGGCCACAGCGGGGACTGCCGTTGATCAAGCTGTGTCAGAGGGTTTATTGCCTATATTGCAGTGGGTTAAATCTTTGGTAGATTACATCATTATCAAATATTTCGGATATACGGATGTGGTAATGATATTTACTGACAGCAAAGATCCTGATCTCGCACAAGAGGCCGCGATCAAGCTTCAGAACTCTCAATCAGATCAGATTGACATCAGCACGGGAGTGCTGGACGTCAACGAGGTCAGGATTAATAGAGGTCTTGACCCACTGACTCCGCAAGAGCTTGAAGAGCGCAAACCAGCGCCGCAACCACAGCTCGCAGGGCAAATAGACAACGGATCGAAGCCAGCGCCAGATGAACCATTACCGCCGGACGCAACGGTCAAGGAGCCTACGGCAAAACTTAAAAAGTTTGATGAAGGCAAGATTGTCCGTGATGATAAAGGGCGTTTTGCGGGGGGAGCAGGGAGTGGTGAGACTTACCACCGATATACGAATGGTGATGTTGATACTGGGATGGGATATACAATGTTTGCATCAGATGAGGAGGCCAGCAGCAGTTATGGCGATAATCACTATACAGTATCAACAGGCGACTTACCTGCAGGGACAATAGTGCAGGCGTCAAGTCAAGAATTCCAAGACCAAGTAGCCGCGGCCTTGGCGGAACATGAGGACTTGATGTCGGAATACCAGCCGGACGCAGAAGCGCCTGAAGAGGCAGCGCAAAGTTTAGCTTCTGAATTAAACCCATCTGATATCGTGAATTCTGCTCAAATATGGGACGCTCCCGATCTTGTGCAAGTGATTTATGATCAAGTGTTAGAGCCGCAAGGGATAACCGGCGTGGAAACGCAAGACGGTTTCATTCTATTTGACTCATCTTTTGCGAAGGAAGTTGGGGTTGACAAATTTGATAAAGCAAAACTGAAAAAGTTCAAATCGAGTCTTCAAAAAAAAAAGCCCGGACTACAATCGCACCGCTTGACCGTGACCGGCCCGCGATACTGAGACTCGAGTCCAAGCTGAAAGCCTTTCTTGCCGGTTATCTGAAAAAGAAAGGGAAAGGCATTGTCAAGCAGGCGGTAGGACTCTATGCCGGTCTGAGTAAGGCTGATGAGGCTGATGATAGAGCTGATGTGTTACTCGCCCAGTTGGATATTGACTTTGCAGACCTGCCCTCAGACCTGCAAGATTACTTGCAAGAGATCGCCAGGGAAGGTGTATCAGCAGGAGCCGCACAAATATCGCTCACAGAAACGTCCAAGGCTGTCCAACTCGCCAATGAACGCGCCGAGGAATGGGCGGCAGACAGAGCAGCAGAACTTGTAGGGATGAAATGGATTGATGGAGAGCTGGTGATCAACCCCAATGCTGAATGGTCCATCACCGAGTCAACAAGGGACATGATACGAGGCGACGTTAATACAGCGATTGAAGAGGGATGGAGTAACCAGAAACTGAGAGATGCTCTTGTGGAAAACCAAGGCTTTTCGGAAGAACGCGCCATGATGATAGCCCGCACAGAAACAGCATTTGCAGACACGCAGGGGAACAAGGCCGCGTATCTCGAGGCGAAAGACGCAGGGTTGGACGTGAAATGGCGGTGGATGACGGCAGGTGATGATCTGGTTTCTGAAGAGTGTGAGATGAACGATGGAGAGGTACGGGAGATAGGCGAAGAGTTCCCAAGCGGCGCGACTGAGTGCCCGCAACATCCAAATTGCCGTTGTGTTTTGGCCCCTGCGGTTGAGGATAACCCGCAAGACGCGGAAGATACTTCAGTGCCTGACGACAAAGAATACGGAAGTGATTCGCTGCCAGACAATGAGGATGCAAACAGTGGAGATGACGCTGGAGAAGATGAAGAAAAATCGGGAACAGAAGATATTATTCGTGCGTTAGAGGCTGATATAGCGGCAAATGATTTTGAAACGGCTATATTTGTTGATAACGACGGGGTTGAAGTATTCAGAAAAAAAGGTAATGCAAAGTCAGTCTCATTCACGCGAGAAGAATGTGAGATGGTGGCAGGCAATATCATGACACACAACCACCCGTCGGGAACGTCTTTTTCCGAAGAAGATATAAGATTCCTTAAATCATGGGGGGCAACATCATTAAGAGCGACCAGCACGGATTATTTGCATGAAATGTCATTAACTGAGCAAGGGTTAAGCGCATCAAAAAAAGATTTTGACGCCGCGTTGACTACCTCACAAAAGAAGACAAAGAAAGAATTAACAGCTAAATTAAACTCAGGAGAGATAACTTATCAGGAAGCCAATGCTATACACGCGCACCTTAGAGTGGAACGTTTCGCTGATATGGGCTATATAAACTATAACAGAATAGACCTATGATAACCCTGGACAAAGAATTTGAAATCCCTCAATACAGCAAGATATGCACCTTTTGCAAGCACAACGACGCAGAAGAAGACCGCAAATGCGAAGCTTTCCCAAAAGGCATACCAATGGAAATATGGACGGGAGAAAACGATCACAAAAAGCCGTACAAAGGCGACCATGGCATCCAGTTCGAAAAACTTAATGACGAGAAGTAATGGTCGCGATTCAGGGGAATGGCCTTTTTAATTTCAATCAAGGAGCTGATAATGTTTTTCGCGATCATGTGTATTCTGGTCTACATGCTTCCCGCGACAATTGCAGGGGCAAGAAGCCATAAGAGTTACGGTAGTGTTGCCGTTGTGAATATTTTCCTTGGTTGGACGTTTATAGGGTGGATTGTGGCTTTGTCGATGGCGTTTTCAGGCAATACAGCAAAGGATGGTGAGTGATGGATAAAACTTCAGAGAGTAGTGGAATGGTTCATTTCGAAGATGACGGCTCAGTAGGGGTAGTGTGGTTTAGTGTAAAAGGAGTTGTACTTGGATTTATACCGTCAGGTTTTATCAGCGAAGAAGAAATATTGCCATAGTGAGAAGATTACAACAAAGGACGGTGAGCGATGGGTACTTGGATATGTGTTGATAAAGTCGGGCAAGAGCTTTTGTTCAACAAAATGCCTGTGCGTATAGAGTTTAGCTTAAGTTTTTCATCATCTTTGACTTACTCACTTGAGACGTGGTATGTTGATAGTGTAGATGGGAAATTTGGAAAACATGAAGCGGGCGTAGCAAGTTTTTTACCAAAAGGATCAATCATCAAACTGATTGGCAGGAATCTAACATATAAGGATGATCCGGTTGAACTAACGACTTAAATGGAGGTCATGATGGATACTGATATGATATACCTCCTACAGGCGATAGATGAGTTGGTTGGTAGCTCGACCGAACCAGAGCGACTCAGGAGGATCCGGTGGATAGCACTAAAAGCGGGCTTGACTTTGCCAAGAGTAAACTATTTTACCGATTGGCAGATGGTATTTGAAGGTCATACTTTGGAGACATACCAAATACTGCAGAAAAACTTCGATTACGACAAAAAGACGCAGGAGAAAGAGCTCTCTGATATGTGTCGCAGTGTGGGAATCTGCCCATGAAAATGGTAAAGCGGTGGACAACGCATTGAGTGCACCTTTTGCGCCCCTGACACAACGGGCTTCCCTCCCGTGATTATAGCTCCCGTAAATGGGGGCTTTTTTATTGCCCAAAATTACCCCGCAGAAATAAATATCCTCAACAGAAAAATCACCCTTCTTTATGCGCCGGAATTTTCGATAGCCTACCACTACACAGTACCAATTAAAGCGGCTATTAAAATTCAGACAAGCACTTATGAGACTATACGGGGAAATCAGCAAGACGGAAGCGCAGGACGATGGAACGCTAAAAGTCGAGGGTTTTGCATCGAGCGAAGCCGTTGATTCCGATGGCGAGATCG